AGTTCACAGCCTACTTTGGTGGTACTTCACCAGAAAAATTCATCAACACACAAATACCAAAATATGAGGCAGCTTATATTGCCAAGGCGTATTTGCAACAATCTAATCAATTATTTGTAACAAGAATATTGGGATTATCAGGTTATGATGCGGGACCATCTTGGTCTATATCAACAATTGCAAATGTTGACCAATCAACCGTTGATTTCTTATGTTTGGGTTCAACAATACCATCAGGTACTTGTGAACCAGTTTGTACTGGGTACTCAATCTATGATTATTCAATTGACTTTACTGGTTGTACTAACAATGTGGAAACAATTGCCTTTACATCAAGTATTGACCCATTAATTCTAAGTAAAATTGATTTACCGTTTGAACAATTCAATGGTTCAATTAGTACCTTGAGGGATAATATGTATCAACAAATATTGGATGTATTAATTACCCCAAGTTTGGATGATAATTCAATTTACTACTATGGACCAATTTCGGGTTCAGATTACACTGCCTTAGTTTCAACGGGATATACTGCCGCAACTAATGTGTTTAAAGTAGATAATGTTGATGCTAGTCTTATTAATTACAACGCCCCAGCTAATGACCCTTGGTATTATGCTCTATTTGACCATACTGGTATTAATTCAATGTATACTGGTTTTTCATACTATTCAATAGTATCAGGTTTGACTATGATGCCTGTGACAACAACAACATCTGCGGCACCACCAGCTCCATCTCCATCACCAACTAATCCTTGTGCTTCACCAATACCAACAAGTACCCCAACACCGTCACCAACACCAACGGTTGTTAATTGTTATTCGGGTAAATTAGTGGGTACAATTTATGTATTCTCAGGTATGGCTTACACTAATTATGATGATTTGGTTTTGGCTACATTACGTTCAAGGGGTATTGCAACTTATGGTACTGATAGTACAGGTCCAGCTTATCAAGTAACAGGTTTGACTGATGTGTCATTGACTTGTACTGGAACATATTCTGCGGTAACTAAAAACCCATATTCAACTTTTGGGGTAAATGTAACAGATAAAGACGGAGATACTTTCTTCTTTGAGACTTCATTCTCAAATTCAAATGTTAATTATATTGGTAAGGTATTTGGTTACTCTAACTTTGCAAAACCTAGAACTGTTGTACCATTATTTTTGGAAGAAAGATTCCAAAGTTTATTAAATTACGCTTACAGAAAAGGTTATATCAGAGGTTTGAATTGTAATTTAACTTCTTTAGACACTGCTAGGTCTACAGTATCAACATCAATTGGGTGGTATTTGGAACAATATCAATCACCGGAATCACCTTGGGTTGTTTCTGAATTAAGAGGTAATAAAGTATTCAATCTATTTAAGTTTATTACAATAGCTGATGGAGATGCCGCTAATACGGAAGTAAAAATATCAATTGCTAATATGTCGTTCAATAATGGGACATTTGATGTATTTGTACGTGATTTCTTTGATACTGATGCTAATCCTGTGGTAATTGAGAAATTCACCAATTGTACGATGAACCCCAATGAAAATAGTTTTATCGCTAAAAAGATTGGTACTAGTAATGGTGAGTTCCAAATGAATTCAAAATATGTGATGCTGGAGATGAATGAAGATGCTCCGACTGATGCCTTACCTTGTGGATTTGAGGGTTATATGTTTAGAGAGTATGCAGGTGTTAAATCTCCATTCCCAATCTATAAAACTAAATATGATTTCCCTGGTGAAGTTATATACAATCCACCATTTGGTTTAACATCGGGTGCTGATGATGTATCTAGAAGTGGTGGGGATAATGTAAAAAGAACATATTTAGGTATTTCAGATACTATTGGATATGACATTGATTTCTTTGGATATAAAGGAAAACAAAATCCAATAGATACTTGTGAAGGTGTTGGCACTAATTGGGCGTTTAAAACTCAAGGTTTCCATATGGATAAGAATGCTTCGGCCATTACAATATCTAACTTCTTTACAACTAGTGGTACATCCGCGTTCCAAGTTGGTTCTGGTGAATTTATAACAGACCCAGATAACGCAACAAACCCATATTATAGATTAAACGCACGTAAATTTACTTTATTGTGTCAAGGTGGTTTTGATGGTTGGGATGTTTATAGAGAAAGAAGATCAAATAGTGACGAGTTCAGATTAGGAGGACCTGGTTTCTTAAGAGGTGTTTGTACTTCATTAAGATATCCAAGTGCAACTGGTAGTGGAACATTTAAACGTATTACAGTTGGTAATAACAGTGAAGATTACGCTAACACTGACTACTATGCTTACTTGTTAGGACAACAAACATTTGCTAATCCTGAAGCGGTAAATATTAACGTGTTCACAACACCAGGTATAGATTATGTGTTTAATTCTAACTTGGTTGAGGCGGCAATAGAGATGATAGAGTTTGATAGAGCCGATTCAATCTATATTTGTACAACACCTGACTATAATATGTTAGTACCAAATACTAGTGACCCAATCAATAGTATTTTCCCTCAAGAAGCTGTTGATAGTTTGGAAGAAAGTAATATTGATTCTAACTATACTGCAACATATTATCCTTGGGTATTAACAAGAGACACGGTTAATAACACTCAGGTTTATATTCCACCAACTGCTGAAGTATGTAGAAACTTAGCATTAACTGATAATATTGCGTTTCCTTGGTTTGCTACGGCTGGTTATACTCGTGGTATTGTTAACGCGGTTAAGGCTAGACGAAAACTAACTCAAGAAGAAAGAGATACTTTATACAAAGGTAGAATTAATCCAATTGCAACTTTCTCTGATGTTGGAACTGTAATTTGGGGTAACAAGACCTTACAAATTAGAGAATCAGCATTGGACAGAATCAATGTAAGAAGATTGTTATTACAAGCACGTAAATTGATTTCTGCGGTATCTGTAAGGTTGTTATTTGAACAAAACGATGCCAAGGTTAGACAAGACTTTTTAGATGCGGTTAATCCAATTCTAGACGCTATCAGAAGAGATAGAGGTTTGTTTGATTTCCGTGTAACAGTTTCTTCAGACCCAGCCGATTTGGATAGAAACCAATTGACAGGTAAGATTTATATCAAACCAACAAGAGCCTTAGAATTTATAGATATCACATTCTATATTACTCCAACAGGTGCTTCGTTTGAGAATATATAATTCTTGAAATAATGATGGGGGGAGATTAAAAGCTCTCCCCATTTTTTTTATTATAAAAGGATATTTATTATTAAAATTAATTATGAGAATATTAGTAACTGAAAACCAATATAGAAGAATATTAGAATTTTATGAAAAGGGTTATTCATTTGATTGGGATGATAATGTTTTAAATATGCCAACAAAAATACATTTGGAGAAAAAATCAAATGGTGGTTGGAAAGATTATGAAGTATCAACAGAAAAGTTTAGAGAGATACGACATGAACTTGATGGGGAAAAATTGAGATTAAAAAACAATAATCCAAATGACGCCTTCAAAGATTTTAAAACTGAAATTTTTATTCAACATACTAAAGATGCTATTAATGCTAATGAATTTGGACCTAGTTTCAAAAAGTTCAAAAAAGCTTTAATAAAAGGATATGATTTTTCAATCATTACAGCTCGTGGTACAAGTAAAGATTCTTTAAGAAAGGGTATCAAAGTTTTAATTGATATGACTTTTTCTGAAGAAGAAAAAGAAACTATGAATAAAAATTTAAAAGAAAAGAAATATAAAAGTATTGATGATTATTTAAATAATCAACAATTATCTGCAGTTTCTTCAGAAGAATTTAAAACTGAATACCAATCAAAAGGAGGAGCTGAAAACCCTGAAGTTGCTAAGACAATGGCATTTGAGAAATATGTTGAGAGTGTTGTTAAAAAAGTTGGAGACTTAGTTGACAACCCAGATAGAGAGGGAGTTAAAATTGGATTTAGTGATGATGATTTAGGTAACATCAAAAAAATGGAAGAATTCATTAGGAAAGAATTATTGAAGAAATATCCTAAAGTAAAATTTGTAATATATGATACTTCAAATCCTAAAGATGTTAAGAAAAAATATATTAATATAGAAATTAAATAATAATTAATATAATTAAAATTATATATAATTACTAATATATAATGTGATTAATTAATGGATAATTATTTTTCAACTAAAAGTAAATAGAAAAATTTTCAACAATGTAATATTTATTATAAAATAAATGAACAAAACTAAAACAATATAAAATGGCTGATTTATTAATGAAAATGCCGGTTCCTTATGAACCGAAAAGAGAGAATAGGTTTATTATGCGTTTCCCATCTTCATTAGGGATTAATGAATGGTTTGTTGAAACATCTAAAAGACCTTCAATTAAAATAAACGCAACACCTATTCCTTTTTTAAATACCTCAACATATGTTGCGGGTAGATTCGAATGGAATGAAATTAGTGTTACTTTTAGAGACCCAATTGGTCCATCAGCGTCACAAGCAATTATGGAATGGATTCGTCTATGTGCTGAATCTGTGACAGGTAGGATGGGTTATGCTGCAGGATATAAGAAAAACGTAGACTTAGAGATGTTAGATCCAACGGGTGTTGTTGTTGAAAAATGGATATTAGAAGGGTGTTTTATAACAAGTGCTGATTTTGGTGGTTTAGGTTATAGTAGTGAGGCGATTGCAAAAATAACAACAAGTTTGAGAATGGATCGTTGTATCTTGGTTTATTAATCTTATTATTTTATAATTCTTAATCCTAAGTGTAGCATATACATTTAGGATTTTTTATTTATCCTAAAAATAAAAAAAATTATGAACGCAGAAGCATATGGTCAAATGGATTTTAATTTACCCCATGATTTAGTACCTCTCCCATCTCAAGGTATATTTTATAAATCAAAGAAAAAAGTTGTAAAAGTTGGTTATCTAACCGCAAATGATGAGAACTTTTTAATAGCTGGAAATCAAAATAATGGTGGTAATATAATTCTTTCCTTGATAAGAAATAAAATGTATGAACCTGATTTAAAACCAGATGAATTATTGGAGGGTGACATTGAAGCAATCCTTATATTTTTAAGAAATACGGCATTTGGTCCTGAATATTCCGTTACACTAACAGATCCAAAAACAGAAAAAACATTTAATGTTGATTTCTTATTGGATGAATTAAATATTAAACAACCAAAGGAAACCCCTAATGAAGACGGTACTTTTAATACAATTTTACCTAAAACAAATGTTAAAGTTAAATTAAAACCTTTAACGTATGGTGAAATTAATGAATTGGAAAAAATGGCAGAACAATATCCTATTGGGTTGATACCACCAAAAATTACTTGGAGATTGAATAAAATTATTCAAGAAATAAATGGTGATACTGATAGAAATAATATTGCTATGTTTGTTGATACATTACCAATTGCCGACTCAAAATATATCAGAAACTTTATAAAAGATAATCAACCCTCATTAGATTTAAGTAGAACAGTTTTAGCCCCATCAGGAGAAAGAGTAACTTTCAATGTTACTTTTGGGGCGGAGTTTTTTCGTCCTTTCTTCTGATTATAGAACAATATTGCTGGATGAGTATTATTTGATGGCAAAATTCTTGAGAACATCTTGGTCTGATTTTTTAATAATGCCAACATATTCAAGAAAATACCTTATTAATAAAATAATTGAGCTGAATACACCAAAAGACTAGTTTTTTAATTAGTCTTTTTGTGTATTTATAATAAAACGAATATAAAATGGACGAAAAAGAATTTGAAGGTTTTTTTAAACAATTAGGAAAATACGGGGAATTTGTTAAACAACAATTTATGACGAATGTTGACCCAGGACAGATTCAAAAAATTATGGATGACTACGAAGATTTCTCAGTAAATTTTAGTAAAAGTATGGGTATGGGTCGTGAAAGTATTGTTGAAATAAAAAGGTCATTTGCCGATGCCGTTGTTAGTGTTAATCAATTGGGTGGGAATTTAAGTGATTTACCAGGTATAGCAGAAAATATTGGTAAGGCTTTGAATAGGAGTGTAATCCCATTAAAAGACGCCTACGCTGATATATACGCGACCCATAAGGTTACCGGTGTAGCGACAGAAACTATGGCCAAAGGATTTAAAGATGCTGGTTTTTCAATTTACAATATGAGTGAGAATATGACCAAAGTTGTGAATTTGGCCAGAGAAACTGGTATTAATGTCAAAGTTGTTTCATCTCAAGTTGTTAGCAATTTGGATATGATGGACAAATACAATTTTTCAAATGGTGTTGAAGGTTTGGCAAAGATGGTAACTGAATCGACTAAATTAAGAATAAGTGTTGATAATATTAAAGGTACTTTAGACTCTGCATTTAAACCCGAAGGTGCTATTGATATGGCCGCAGCATTACAGAGACTTGGTGTGGCTCAAAGTGATTTATTAGACCCACTTAGATTGATGGATATGTCTAGAAACGACCCAGCTGAATTTCAAAAACAAATAGCCGAAATGTCCAAATCGTTTGTTGATTTTAACGAAAAGACAAAACAATTTGAAATATTACCTGGAGCTAAAGAACAAGTGATGGAGGTTGAAAAAGCACTTAATATGACACCAGGTACATTTGCTAAAATGGCCAAGTCTGCGGCTGAGTTTGAAGATAAAATGAAAAAAATATCATTCTCGGATAAATTCAATCAAGAAGAAAAAGAATTAATTGCTAATTTGTCAGAAATGAAAGGGGGTGAATACAAATTACGTGTAAATGGTGAAGAATTGAGAATAGATGAAGCGATGGTTAAAGTCCAAAATATGGGGGAGGAAGAAAGGAAAAAATTCTTTGAAAGTACAAAACCAAAATCAATGGAAGATTTAGCACGAGAACAATTAACCATTCAAGAACAATCTGCTGGATATTTGAAATCTATCGCAGGAAGAACTGCGGGTGGTTTAGCGGGAACTCAAACAAATGAAACACTACTTCAAGCACAATTAGAAATAGCAAAATCAGTACCAAAAGTATTTGCTGGAGAAAGATTTCAGGCAAAAGAAATTAGAGAAACTGTTGATACAGCTGTAGGACAAGTACAAAAAGGGTATGATAGTGGTAATCTTCTTGGTGGATTATCGGAAGGTGGTCAAACGATATCAAAATACCTTAGTGGTGCTGCCGATGATTTTGTTACTGGAATTGGTACAGCATTGACTGACTTAAAAAATTCAGATAACGCACTTATTAAAGTTTTTGGTGATGTCGCATCAAAAGGTGGGGAACTAATTAGTAGTCATGAAAAATTACAAGGTAGTTTTGGGTCATTAACTGAAACCGTTAATAAAACAAATACCGCTCTAAATAATCCTGCAACAAAAAATTTAACAACAGGAGTATTAGAAAAAAGTAAGGATGTTGCTGGTGGAACCAATAAGAGTGAAGTTAAATTTACTGAACCTTTGGTGATGAAGGTAGTTTTTGAAGGCGATGTAAAGGGTTTGACCGAAGAACAAGTTTTAGATTTAATTAAAAGAGGAAAAGCGGACATAATAATAGATGAAGCTACTAAACGTGCAACAAATTACGAAATAAAACAACCGACTAACCAATAAAATTAAAAAATATCTATTTATTATAAAATCAAATAATGTCTGATAGTATATTATCTTTTGTTAATAGTGCAAGTTTTAGAAATAGTTTAATTGCTAGAAACTTACCACCATATACACTCAATGGTCTTTACACCCCACCATCTGGACCTCAGAACTATGAAGTTTCGGTGTCAAATTTTAATGTAGTTGATTCACCAAATGAACTTATTAGTCAGAATCCATTTGTCAGAAATACTCAAACATTAAACGAATATGGGCCTAATAACGGATACCAAAATACCGTTATAAATAATAACTTACCTGTTACCCCAAACCAAGGTGAATACAACATCAATGATACGGCATTAGACTTGGTAAATGAATTTTATATTGATGCCGCGTATATTGAAAATAGATATGGTCCCGTTGGAGGGTTTAATAATATGGTTGTTATTGATTCAATTCAAAATAACAATAGATTATATGTTCCATATTGGGATCCACCCACATTTATTCCATCTTCTTATTCGCCATATAATATACTATTATCTAACGACCCAACGGGTTCTAATGGATTATTATCACAAGATTCATATATTGCTAAGTTGGGGGCTAAATTTCTTAAGGAGGCCATTCAGGCTAGGATAGATAGTGAGTTATATCAAAGAACTTTAGGTTCGGTAAATTTGGATATACTATCCGACCCATTTGAGGCGAGTTTAGTTGCAACAGGAAGAGAACCTTTAATATATAGGGATTATAGAATTACAGTACCAGAAAACATAGTTACAGCTGGTGCGGAACTTACATTAAGATTAACTGGTGCATATTTACCATTTTCGTTAATACCTGGGGATTACTTTTTGGAGAATACACCTGGAGCTGGGATGTCCAAACAAACATCTTTAGCTTTAAATGTTGTTAATCAATTAACTGGGGGATTTTTAGGTCCAATCTTAAATACGACTAGAAACCCATCTGAAATATTTTTGGCTAACACTGGTAGTGGGCAACGTTCCGTATTGTTCCAAACAATTAACTACAACAAGTATCAACCATTCTATGAACGAGGTTTTGGACAATTATTACAAAGTGGATTAGCTTCAGTTAACCCAGAGAATGGAACATTAATTGGTGGGTACTATGTGGGTTCAAGAACATCTGAACCATCAACAATAACATCACCACCAAATCAAATACCTGTTGACGCTGGAGGAAGACAAGTTCAAACTAATGTTTATGGACCATCTGAGTTAGGGATATTATATGAAGGAAATCAAAATCAATTGAATTTTGGTTTGGCTGGTAAATCATTTTCAGATGATGGAGGTATTGTTGGTAGATTTGTATGGACATCACCAAAATACAAAGGTGGTGCTGGTTATAAGGCAACTGTTGGTGGCGGTAAAGGTTCTTTAGATTCGGAATTTAATGCTATCACATCTCAATACACTAGGGATGAATCAACTAATATTACTTTTAAATCGGGTTCAATATTAGATAATACTCAAAGATTAATTGATTCTGCGGATAATGTTGCTGGTGAAGCTAGATTAAAACATGTCGGTAATGCTATTAATCAAGTCAGTAAGGTTTTCAACGATGGATATAAGGAAATTACTAAAGGTTCTAAGGTAGTTTCATATACTGACAATACAACTGGGGAACAACGTGGTATTGAGTATTGCCGTCTTTTTACAAAAGATACACCATATTACACTTATGCTGATTTACAAAAAACTGATGGTATAACAACCAGTGGTAGAAGATTTAATAACTCAATTTTAGATAATACTTACAATTTAAATATTGCCCCAATTAAAGGTGACAAATCAACAAACATAGTTAAAGATGCCAAAGGTAATTTAATTGCTAAAAAATATATGTTCTCAATTGAGAATTTAGCTTGGAGGACATCTAGTAGACCTGGGTACACTTATGATGATTTACCAGTATGTGAGAAGGGGCCAAATGGTGGTAGAGTTATGTGGTTTCCACCATATAATTTAACATTTGGTGATACAAGTACACCAAGTTTTACACCAACATCTTTCATTGGAAGACCAGAACCTATCTATACTTATCAACATACCACTAGGAGTGGTACATTAGCATGGACTATTATTGTTGATAACCCATCTGTTACAAATTTATTGGTGGATAAACAATTACAAAATAGAAATGATGAACGAATAAATTCAATTATGGATTCATTCTTTGCTGGTTGTGTAAAATATGATATATATGAATTAGCTAAAAAATTTAACACAATACCAGCATCTGACTTATTTACATATCAAGAAATCTTAAATAACCCAAGATTAACCACTGAAGAATATGAGGGGGTTGTTAAAAGTATTCCCAAAGAACCATTACCATTAGGTGATGCCGACCCCGAATCAAATGTTGGTAAAACAACAATTCCTGACGCAAGAAAAATATTACTTGAAGAAAAATTTAAGAGTTTGGCATTTTATTTTGAAAATGATGTACCCGGACCTAGTAATACGAATTCGGTAACAACTACATTACTATTCCAAGATATATACGCAACGTATACTGCAACAACAAATATTAATCAATATGAATCAATTTCTAGAAATGCTTTTACACCAAATTCATATTATTGTAAATTGTCTGGAAATATACCAAGTAATCTAATTGGTGATGGTATAACAGTTACGTATAGTGACTATTGTGTGAGAGCACAAAAAACCACAGATTTTTTTAATAGTGTTATTATACCCCAATTCAATAAAGCGGTTGATGAATTTATACCCGAAATATATACCGTTTTAAATGAAAACGCGAATAACAAAATTACCATTAATATGATAGGTTCAGCATCAGCTCTTGGTGAAGAAGATTATAATGTGAGTTTATCTAAAAGACGTGTTGATTCTGTTAGAAAATTTTTGGAGACATATGAGATTGGCGGAGTTTCATTAAAAAAATTTTTTGGGACTAAACAAATTATTATAAATGATCCAAAAACAGAGGGTGAAAATATTGTAATCCCTGACGGAGATAGTGGGTTACCTGGGTTTTCGGTTAACTGTACTTCAAATGTTATTGATGGTAGTGGATATATTGCATATGGTAAAGTATATTCAGTTAACGCAATGGCCTGTAGACGAGTTAGATTTGATGGGATTAATGTTGAATTACAAGATATAATTGCCGAGGATGTTCAAGGTATTGGTGACCCTGAAAAACAACAAGAATCAATAAAAATAAAACCAATACCAAGAGTACAACCAACTGTTGATGTTATTAAAAAACTTAAAGAAGGTATTAGTAAGAAAATATTAAGGAATCTTTTAACTGAGTGTGATTATTTTGAATTGATTGAAGAAAAAGCACCAATGGTTTACGCTTCATTTAAAGAAAAAATTAAGTATTTTAATCCCGCATTTCATTCAATGACACCCGAAGGATTAAACGCTAGGTTAACATTCTTAAATCAATGTGTTAGACCAGGTGAAACAATACCAATTATTGGTACTGACGGTAAACCTAAATACAATGATTCTATCAATACGTCATTTGGTACGCCACCAATTTTAGTTTTAAGACTTGGGGACTTCTATCACACCAAGATAGTACCAACCTCAATGAGTTTTTCTTATGATAATAGTCCTTTAGATTTAAACCCTGAAGGTATTGGAGTACAACCAATGATAGTTAAAGTATCAATGGGATTTAATATCATTGGTGGTATGGGATTGGCAAAACCCGTTGAACAACTTCAAAATGCTTTATCATTTAATTACTATGCGAACACTGAAATTTATGACGAAAGGGCAACTTGGACTGAAGATACTTCCGCATTAGACAAAGAAGTGGTTGAAAAAATTGTTGGTAGTCAATCTCCAGCGACAATAAACAATGTAAATAATGTCAAACCAAATGATGGTGGTAATACAATTGGTACTATCATAACTAACATTCCTGTAACTAGCGGTCAAACAGGTGAAACATCTTATACGGTTATTATGGATGCTTTATTAAAAGAGACTACTAATTACATGAATCTTGTTACAAATAAATTGGAAAGTATTAATAACACTTACAACTATGGTGTTGTTCAATTAGTAGATGAGGGAAGAAAACCTAGTGTAATATTAACATTAAATAACCCATTTATAGCCCCACCACAACAAGAAAAAGTAGAGATTTTCGGTAACTCAAAATATGAAAGTTTAGTACAACAATCTTTTACTGAAGTATCAAAAGATATAGATGGAGATGCAAACCCAATAATCGGTGAACTTAAAAAGATAACTGGTTTTGAAAGTATTTTACCACAAGTTAAAGAAAACTTAAAAAAATATATCAAGAATTTAGAATCTGATTTCTCAAATGGAATTGCAACAATAGTACAAGAATTAAATGCTGGACAAGCTATTTTTACAAAAGTTATTGAAAAAATAAACATTGTTGTTGGTACTGATAATAATCCAGAAAATGGATTAGATGGCAAAATACTTGAAACTGGAGTACCAAGATTATATAGAGTAAATGGTATTCCAAATCCAACAACAGGTACAACCAAAACAGATTTAATCGGTGATTTCAATAAGTTGTTTGATGTTTTAAATAAATTTAATAGTACTGATGACCCAAAATCATTTGTACCAATTTTATCTAATTCAAAAATAGCATTTACTGACACATATAAAAATGGAGAATTTGAAGTTTTTAAGAAAGACAAACTTAAAACAAAATCAGACAAACAATTCTTTATGGTTATAGCTAGGATTATAACAAATCCAACAAAAAAACAAAAATTTATTGATGAAGTAATTAGTGGTAATTTGAAAAGTTATAAAACCCCAGTAAGTTTATTAAATAAATTTGAAAAAATTGTAAATAAATTAGAGGATATATACAAGAACGAGTTAGATGCCGAACAAAAATTATTCAAGGACTTACGTAAGAACAAAAATTTTAAAAATTTGATTGAAGGTACTCAAGAGTTTATGTACCCCCCAGGAAACCCAAGGAAATTTGAATACACTACAGTTGGAGAATTCACTCAAGAGGAAAAAGATAAAATAACTAATCTATACAAATAGACATATATGGCTAGACAAAATTATAATAGATATAAAGATTTCATAATTAATGGTGAACAAACCATTGTTCCATATATTAAAATACCATCAAAGAGTACCGATAAAAGGTATATCTACAAAGTTGGTATGTCAAGATTGGATAAAGTTTCTCAACAATACTATGGCTCTCCTTTGTTTGGGTGGTTAATTTTACAAGCAAATCCAAACTTTGCTGGAAATGAATGGAGTATTTCGGATGGATCTATATTGACAATTCCATATCCTTTAGTAGCTTCATTACAAGATTATAAATCCCAATTAGACGATTATCTTTTTTATTATGGTAGATAGACCCGAAAATATTTTAGTTGAATTTGATTATAACAATATCATAATTGTTGACCCAAATAAAGTTATTAACGAGCAAGGTGTTGCCCAACAAAGATTGGTTAGACACGAAGACTTAGTTATGTATGCAAATTTGGAAACTAAAGTTCTCCCAAGAACCAAATTAGCTATTGGTGTTGCCAATAATGACATTATGGAAACGGTGTCTGTTGCGACAATTAATTTTTTAAAACCTGGTGGTAATACATTTTTGGATACAAAATGGACTGATGAATTGACAGGGAAAGATACCATAAGAGGACAAGGTGTAAACCAACCAAAACAAACATCAATAAAAAATCCAAATAAGGATGATGATTATTATATTCGTCAAACAATACAATCGGGTGGTAAATCTGGTTCTGTGGATAATGGTTTATTGGGTATTACATCAATCTTCATTAGAATGACTACGGCATTTATGCCACAAATTGATATTGAAATGGTTGATGTTAAGGGTAGAGCCTTATTTGAGTCTGGTGACAATTCACCATATGCCACATTTTTTAATTTACCCTACCCCTTATTTACTTTAACAATTAAAGGATATTATGGCAAGGCGGTCAGATTACCAATTATGTTAAAAGAATTTAATGCTAGGTATGAATCCGAGGGTAACTTTAGAATAAGTCTTAAGTTTTTAACTTACAAATATACAATACTAAGTGAGCTTACAATGGCGGCATTAGTCGCAGCTCCACATATGTACAAAACAAGAATATCAAGACAATCAAGTAGTGGAGGTAATTCTAGAACAGTTCCAGTGAGAGAAGTTGTAACGGAAAGGGGATATCAAAAAATAAAAGAAATGTATAGTGAATATAAATCAAAAGGATTAGTACCTGATGATTTACCTGAACTTACATTAGTGCAATTGAGAGAATCATTAAACACTTTTATTACCACAAAACTAAACACATTCACAAAAGAAAATCTAGAACCAATATCAGGTTGCGATGACTATCAGACAGATTTGAACGAATACCAAGGAGTGGTTTACAATTATACTTCAGGAAGAATTTCTTGGTTTAATAAGTATATAGACAAGGAAAATTTCTATGTTTTAAATGATAAACAAAAAACAAAAGTTTATACCTTTAGGAAAGAATTAAACTCAGATGATTTAAGATTGGCGGCCATAACAGAATTGGAAGCAATTATCACCGAATTCAATAATAAGTTAGATGGTAATCCAGTTGTAGGAAAAAATGGAATAACAAAAGAGAAACCCCAATCATATAAAATTGGTAAAATTCCATATACTGTACAAGTACCAAATTCAATAACAAGTAATGTCTTCAATGTAAGTCCAAGTTATAATAGTATAGACCCCAAAGAAACTTATTATCAAAGAACAGGAAAACAATTATTAAAAGACTCTTCGGAAGAAAAAAATTTTATAAGTAAACTCCAAGAAACACATAGTCTTAACTCAAATGACATCATTTTAAAAACAGGAGGAAAAATCAAGGGTAACAGATTTTTCTTTTTTGAAGGTTTAAATTCATTTATTGATTTAACCAATAATATGAATAAAGAGTTAAAAGTTATACGTGAAGAAATTGAACAACAATTAACTGAAGCGTTGTCAAGCCTTATTGAAAATAAAAACGAAGGAATTGGATTTATACCTAATATCAGAAATGTTTTAGGAATGATATTTGCAAATGGAGAAGCTTTTCTTCGTATGATGGACGATGTTCATACTAAAGCTTGGGATTTAAGAAATGACAAAGAGAGAAAGAAAGTAATATTAGACCAACAAACTGCCGGAGCTTCTGAAGAAACTTTTAATAATGGTGATATTGCAAATACCCCAATTTATCCTTGGCCTCAATACATTGTTGAAACAACGGGCGAAAATGGGCATGAGAAATATGAATTAAGATATCCTGGTGACGCATCATTGGTATCAAAAACCAAAGGTTATTTATATAACATTTGGCCTGAAATTGAATTTGTTGAAGAGTTTGTTAATGGGTACACTGAAAGGGACACCCCACCAGTGGAAAGAAAAAATTCAAATGAAGTTAGTGATGTAAAAAGAATATCAATAAATGCTATTGAGTTTCCTATTGGTAATAATGTTTTTAGTAATCAAGAAGAAGTTAAATTCTTCTATGAATTATATGAAAGGATTATATATCTAATTAACTTTTCAAAAATATCTAGGGTGGAAGACACCCCATCATTTATTGACCCAATCATCAAATTCATATCTGAAAGTGAAAAAACAAATGTGAAAAACGCCTTAGAGGGTGGAAGCCCTTTTATTGTGGATAAGTTAAAAAATTATATAATTTCTTCGGGTAATTTTGAAGCATTATTACGTCAATTTTCAAATAATGGGGTTGGGGAGAGTTGGCAAAATTTTGTTAGGGGCATATTCAATACTCCATATATTAGAAATCAAATTAGTAATGCTAGTTTTGAATTTTTAAATTCTAATATATTGGGTGAATCAATTTCACGACCTCAGATAACACTAACGAGTGAAGTAGAATTTGAAAAGTTTTTAACGTCAAACACAAATAAAAAATTTGATTTCACTGATACTTTTCCTTTTACCAATAAAAATTGGGTTAAACAATATTTAGCCCAAAGTACATCTATTGAAACTCCTGAATCCGCATTTGTTGTAACTGAAATTTTAAAATACAATGCAGTCAATAAGGTTATAGCGAATTTTTTACCAACAACGACTAATATATTTGGAAGACCTTTCACGGTATTCGCTCAAAAAAATAATACTGAGCCACAACCTATTAATACATCGTCTCAAGCAATAGTACCAACAAATGATATGTTGAAAAGTTTCTATAATAGATTTCCAGAAGAACAAATTTTAACGGAAGGTACTATTAGATATTTGAATTACAGTGGGGGTGTTAGTTTTGAACAAACAACTTCAATTCTTAATACACCATATTTTATTAATTCCATCCAAGATGGATTGAAAAAATTTAGAAACTATGACCAATATCCTTTTGTAAGTTCAGCTTATTATTTGATTAATAGTTTACCTTTAGCAACCTTAAAAGAGAAATATCTTAAATATGAAAATAATGCAAATATATTACAAGATTATATTTTTGCAACTATTAAAAAATTTGGTGCAATACACAAACTTCCGTATGCTTGGATATTAAAATATGGTTCAGTTTGGCATAGGTATAAAAAATTTATTGAAACTGGTATAGATATCTTAGATGAGTCTTGGAAAGATTTTGATAGAGTTCCAAACTATGACCCAATAACCTCTGCGGCAACTAAAACATATAGTTTAACTATTAATAATACCCCAATTGATATTGTATTGGAAACAAACACAATCATTGGGTTAGAAGCATCAACACTACTTAATGTTGGATTTTACCCCAAATTAATAAATGATTTTAATGTTTTCTTAAATGGATATGAATTAATTACTTCACAAATTAATGGAACTTGTGATATTAGTGGAACAACATTAACTGTCACTCAAATAAGTACAAACGGATTACAAGTTGGTTCAATTTTAGGTGGGGTTAATGTTTTATCTAATACTACAATTGTTTCTCAAATTGAAGGAACACCTGGAGGTATTGGTAAATATGTTGTAACACCAGCCCAAACTGGCTCAACAGGATTATTCTCAGTCGTTAATGTCCCAACTAATAATTACACCTCAACAGCAATTCAAAATGTCTTAGATTCATCAGGATTAACGATGTACTATGTAAGTAATGCAATTATTGATTTTACTAAGACAGAACCAACAACAAACGCAGAAAGAAATATTAGAGTCATTCCTTGGTCATTGGCTGTTACAACTAATGATGGTAATTTTATGTATCTATTACCATCAAGTGGATCTTTATTTAATCAAACTAACAACGAATGTTTTGGGCCAAATAATACTATAAAACAAGAGGTTCTAGGTAATAGTGCGGTATATAATGGTTCAGTTAGATTATTTTGGTCAGCACCAAATTATGGTTATTTTGATAACTCAAGACTTAAAAAAGTATCACCAGAAGAATATCTAAAAATGATTAAGACTGGCGATACATTACAAGACGCATTCACACTTACTGGGTTTAATAATGAATATGCTAAAATGGATGAAGTATTTTCCGTTTTTGAAAAAGATATATTGGATAAATTTGAAAATGAGTTTTTAATTTTTTCAAAATCAATTTATGACGCAAATGATTTTTCAGATGAAACAGATATACAAATAACAAATTCGGTAGTAATTACCGATACTTCATTAACCAAAAACTTTAGAAACTTCCAAGGTCTTATGAGGACTATGTTGAGAATACCAAAGACAACTGGAAGTACTGGATTTGAATTTGTCAATAGTGCTCAAACAGAACAATTTATTAATCTACAAGATACTCTTGGTAAATTTTTAGATTTTGATGTTATATTCAAATATGGTAACCCATCAAATTATGATAGGAGACTATTCACATCATTTTCAACATTACCAATTGTTGATAAAGTTGAATGGAATAAATACACAACAAATACACCTAATGCGTTACCAACCTTAAACGGAGTTGTGACATTAGCGAATTCTCAAATAAATTATCAGGACGCTTGGGCGGCATTGAGAACTTATGTCGGATTTTCAGAAATACCTGAATTAAAATATAAAAATAGCGGTTCATATATTACCGACTTTTTCATTGATTTAAATGTTGAATTTACACCAGAAAATGTAAAATTGTTAGCCCCAATTATTAAAATATATGCAACTCAAAAACTTAACCAGTTCCAAAGTAATTATATTCCACCACCAGCCCCAACAAATCAAACATTACCAACATTAGTTGCTCTTGCTGACTTGAGGAGTGGTGATACTATAAATGTACAACAATTGGAATCAAAATTCAGAACAACATTTACAAACAAGGATGGTGTTTTGTTATTTGAGAGTGAATATTCTTTACCACCAAACAATGATGTTTATACAACATCTGGTTCAGAAATTTATTATAAGTCATTGATTAATAATACTATTACTGGGGTATTTGGCAATACAACTACAACACCAACTGATGCTCAATTTATTATATTATTTGAACAAGTCACACCTGTTGTATATAGACCAACACCATCACCAATTAATAATATTGGTTCATCCCCATTCTTAATTGCTATGACCAATTATCTGAATAAGATAAATGGATTTAAAGATAAGGTTGTTAATTCATTAATGATTGATATTAGAAATTCATTAGACTCAATTAAAATTAATCCAGAAGAACAAATTAGTAGTGCAATACAAGGAGAACCACAACCTAAGTTAGAGTTATGGGAAATGTTTAAATCGTTAAATGATAAATGGATAGCTGGTAATGATTTTAAAACTAAAACACTATTTGAGGATGTCTTGTTAATGGATAGAGCAAGTAGAAATATTGGGGATAAAATTTTGGTAGATATTGATAAATTGAATTTAAGGCTCAAAGACTTCAACCCAAAGGTATCTATGTTATCAATGGTTCAAACAATTCTAGTTGAGAATAATTTCATAGTTATGAATATACCATCGTATGTAAATTTCTATGGTGTACAAGATTCTATTAAAAATCCAAAACCAAAAATTGAATCAACATTAGACTTTGCAAACACTTTATTTGGAACATTTACGAGTGTTGATTATAGAGATTCTACCGCCAAGATGGTTTGTTTTTATGGCGGAAAACCTAGCGGTCAATTAGAATTAAAAGAGAATGTTGATTTTAGAAAAAGAAGTGATGCTTTTGATTTAAGACGTGCTAGTGACAATCCATTAGTTGAAAATTTAATTGGTAAAAATGATTGGGATAAATCAAATAGAGTTGTAGGATTCAATGTTGACATTGGACCACAAAATCAAGGCATATTCAGTAGTTTTAATGTTGGACAAGATAATGGTGTCGCAACATCTGAATCATTAGAGATTAACAATCAGTTAGCAAATCAAGGAAACAATAGAGCTGGTGCGACTCAAAGTGTGTCATTATATAATTTGTATAAAAATAGAAGTTACAAATGTAGTGTATCAATGATGGGTAACGCATTAATACAACCAACTATGTATTTTAATCTTAGAAATGTACCAATGTTTAGTGGGCCATATATGATATTAGATGTTAGTCATCAAATCAGACCTGGTTCATTCACCACATCATTTGAAGGAATTAGACAACCAATTGCGTCATTACCTAAGATTGATAATTTTTTACAATCTTTGAAACAAAAATTAGTTCAGTCTATCATTGAAAAAAATAGACAAGAAAAAAATGCTGAAAAAGCTAAAGTAAAAAATAATAGTGTTGCGGTAAGAACATCAACATTTGAAATTACAATTAACAATCAACAAAATTGTAGCGCTGGAACTAAGTATAATACTTATGTTGCGGAAACACCAATAGTTACATTTGAAACATTAAATAAAGTAATTAATAGTATTGTGGCCAAAACCGACTCAGTATTATTAAGATATTGTATTTTCGCCAAATTTTATTTTAACTCAGGCGGTCAAGATATAATTGAAACTTACTCAAATAATTATTCCGCTATTAATATATCAGAAGGTCAAGATTGGGGACCAAGTGCCGTAAAATTTGGAAAATCAAAAAAATTCTTTTGTGATAGCAGAAGTGAACCAATAGTCTTTTTTGATTCACTAGAAGACCATTTAGATTTTGTATTCGGTAGATGGAAAGACATACCAAACTCCTTGAAATTACAAAACACTGTAACAGATATTGCTAAATTTGTTGTAATTACTACTAAATCAGATTACAAAGCAGGTGAAGACACTTATAAATCCTTGGCTGGGTCACAACCCCCAACAACTTATTCTGATGGGTTAAAAGATATTGAAAACATCGTAAAGACATCTATAGATGTATATAATTCAAATTTAAGATAATTTTTATTATCTATAAGATATTTATAATAAAACTATAACTATGAGCGTAAAAACTATATTAGAAAACTACTTAGGTAGAAAAACCCAAACAACCGAGAAAGATTTGGGGGATGGAACTAAACAAGTTTGTGATATACAAACTGGTGAATGTTATGTCGTTAGAATGAAAGATGGTTTGATTGAAAGAGTTGATAACACAATTAAAACAAACAAAAAAATCCAAGTTGAAACAACTAACGGAATAAAACAATTATTAAACGGATAATTAAAATGAGAATTGATGTCAAAATTTTAAATGAAATCAGAAGATATAAAGATATAAATACTTATATTAACGAACAAGAACTTCCCCCACCTCCTGGTGGCGATGTTCCTCCTCCTCCTGGTGGGGCTCTACCTCCACCACCCCCACCCCCTGGTGATGTTCCTCCTCCTCCTGGTGGCGCTCCTCCTCCTCCTAGTGGTGAGGGTGCACCATTACCTCCAGCTGAACCAATAAATGTTGGTGAAGACCCAGAGGTTGAGAAAATAGAGGACGAAACTAAAGAAAAGAAAATCAAAGTCACTGACTTGGTTAAAGGACAAAAATCAGTTGAAGAAAAACAAGAAACTTATTTTGAAAACCTTTTCCAACACTTGGATGACCTAGAAAGTAAATTGGCTAATATGGATCAGATTATTGATAAATTAAATTCAATTGAAACTAAGATTGAAAAATATAGAGTTAAGACACCTGAAGAAAAAATGGAATTAAGAAGTTTGGACTCAGGACCATATAATCAAAAATTAAGTCAATTCTTCCAGGAAAAAGAGGGTGATTTTGAAGATATGGGAAGAGAACAATATATCATAAGACCAGATGATGTTCAAAATTATTCTCAACCTGACATCAAAAAAAGTTTTAGAGAATTTGAGGACATACAAGACCCAGACAAATTCAACCTTTCAGGATACCAAAAATTATATTAATATTTCATTTGACAAACCCACGGCTGACACTTATTATTGTGTATAATATTTTCTAACTTAAATTTTTAACAAACATGGCGACAAATCCATTAGATGCGATTCTTGCTCAATATGAGCAATCACAAAAATCTAGTACTAACACAAACAAAATGTCTCAAGATGAGAGAATGAAGAAATACTTCGCAGCTCTTCTTAAAGACAATGAAAAACAAGGACAAAAAAGACTTAGAATTCTTCCAACCAATGATGGAACTTCACCCTTTAAAGAGGTTTGGTTTCACGAAA